ATGCGGAAGACCTACGCCGCGAAATTGCGGAACGTCTTGAACGCCTCAATCGAAAACGGACGTCTCAGCGAAGTTCTGAATGAGCTGAGTGCGGCCGAGCTGGAGTTCATCGCGCATGATTGGGAATTATGGGCGCGGGACGATCAGCTTGCGCCATTGTTGATTGCGCCTTGCGACTTTGCTCCGCAGAGCCGGCAGCAAGGCGCGGCCTTGTTGAAAGAGCAGGGCGCAACATCAAGCGCGCCCGGCGTCCGGCTCCCCGCAGGGGACTCGCCGGGTGCCAACAAAAAGATGTCGGAAGCGCCGATCAATAAAGCATGGCGCGTGTGGATGCTGCTTGGCGGACGCGGGTCGGGCAAGACGCGCGCTGGCGCAGAGTGGATTCGCAGTCTTGCCTGTGGCGATGATCCAGGGCCGCGCCTTGCGGCCAGCTCTCCGCAGGGGAGTCGCAAGGCGCCAGCAAGACTCGCGCTAGTGGGAAAAACATTGGCCGATGTTCGCAACGTGATGGTCGAAGGTCAGTCGGGATTGCTTGCCGTGCATCCGGCACACGAGCGGCCTGTGTTCGAACCGTCGAAGCGGAGGCTGACATGGCGGAACGGCGCGGTCGCGGAATTGTTTTCGGCGGACGAAGCAGAAGCCTTGCGCGGGCCGCAGTTCACCGCTGCCTGGTGCGATGAGCTTGCGAAGTGGCGCAACGCGGAGAAAGCGTGGGACATGCTTCAGTTTGCTCTGCGCCTCGGAGATGCACCGCGCGCCTGCGTGACGACGACGCCGCGCGCAACGAAGCTTTTGAAATTGATTATTGCCGACGAGGCGACCGTGACTGTCAATCTCGCAACGGCCGACAATGCGTTGAATCTCGCGCCGACGTTCCTCGCCGAGATGACGCGTCGCTATGCGGGCTCGGCTATCGGGCGGCAGGAACTGCTCGGCGAGATCGTCGAGGATGCGAGCGACGGTTTGTGGCGGCGCCACTGGATCGAGGAAGCGCGCGTCGAGGCGGCTCCCGAGATGCAACGTGTCGTCGTGGCGGTCGATCCGCCGGTGACGGCGACGGCGTCGTCGGATGCGTGCGGAATCGTTGTTGCGGGATTGGGTGTCGATAAGCGCGCCTATGTTCTCGCCGATCGCACCGTACAGGGACGAACGCCAGAGGTGTGGGCGCGTGCGGCGCTCTCAGCGTTCGACGATTACGAAGCCGACCGCATGGTCGCGGAAGTCAATCAAGGCGGAGATCTCGTCATCTCCGTTCTGCAGCAGTTTCGACAGAATTTCCCCGTCGTCAAAGTCAGAGCGACGCGGGGAAAATGGGTTCGTGCCGAGCCGGTTGCGGCGCTTTACGCGGAAGGCCGCGTCGCGCACGTCGGGCGGCTCGATGCGCTCGAAGATCAGATGTGCGCATTCGGGAGCGACGGTACGGTCAAGGGCCGCAGCCCCGATCGCGTCGACGCGCTCGTCTGGGCGATCACGGATTTGCTGCTGAGCGCCGCGCTGAAGCCAACGGTCAGGATGCTCTGAGGGGGGCGTAAGCTTAGTTTGACAGGGTCAAACCAGACCACATGGAAGTCCCAATGGCCCAAGACGTTGAGGTGAAAGCTTTCAACAACAACGAGACACGAGCCTTGTCATTCTTCTTCATGCCAACCTTCCTTTCTGCCCCGATTTTGAGGCCGATGCTGAGATACTGAAGGAAACTCAGTGCGATCAACGTCAGAAGGCCAGTGAGACAGACCACGAGATGGGGATTCGAACCCCAACCTGAAAAACCCAGCGTACCTGCCAAACTAAGCTTACCTGAACAGAATAACCGATCAACCGCGCGCGTTGCAAGCCGCCGTGCGGAGCCTTCGACGATACGAAAATTTCAAAGGTTTTAGCATGTCAATAATCTCGGAAGCGCTGACGCGCTGGCTGCCGGTGCACGGTCGTGTGCCAAGCGGCCGGCTCGCGGAACGCGAGTCGCTTGGCACAATCAACAAAGCCACTGCGACGGGCCCGCTCATCGCCTATCACAATCTCGGCGAACCGGTGTGGGCGCCGCGCGACTACTCCGCCTTCGCGCGCGAAGGCTTCATGCAGAATGCCATCGTCTATCGCTGCGTGCGCATGATAGCGGAGGCCGCCGCCTCGATCCCGTTGCTCCTCTATGAGGGCACGACCGAGATCGAGGATCATCCGCTGATCGGGCTGCTCCGGCGGCCGAGCCTCGATCACACCGGCACCGATTTTCTCGAAGCCTGGTACGGCTTCCTACTCGTCTCGGGCAACGCCTACGTCGAAGCCGTTGCTCTTGATGGCGAGTTGCGCGAGCTGCACATCCTGCGGCCCGACCGCATGAAGGTGATCCCTGGCGTCGACGGCTGGCCCGAAGGCTACGAATACACCGTCTGCGGACGAAGTGTGCGTTTTCTCGACGAGGTCGTCGAGGATGTGCGGCCGATCCTGCACTTGAAGCTCTTTCATCCGCTCAACGATCACTACGGCATGAGCCCGATCGAGGCGGCCGCAACCGCGATCGACATTCACAACACGGCGGCGGCCTGGAACAAGGCGCTGCTCGATAATTCCGCGCGGCCCTCCGGCGCACTCGTCTACGCCGCGTCGAACGGTCAGATGACGGACGAACAGTTCACGCGGCTGAAAAGCGAGCTCGAAACGAATTTTCAAGGCGCGCGCGCCGCCGGGCGCCCGCTGCTGCTCGAAGGCGGCCTCGACTGGAAGCCCTTGTCGCTGTCGCCGAAGGACATGGATTTCATCGAGGCCAAGAACGCCGCTGCGCGCGAGATCGCGCTGGCGATCGGCGTGCCGCCGATGCTGCTCGGCATTCCGGGCGATAATACGTACTCGAACTATCAGGAGGCGCAGCGCGCCTTCTGGCGTCAAACGGTGCTGCCGCTGGTAAGCCGCACGGCGCGGGCGCTGGCGAACTGGCTGGCGCCGGCATTTGAAAAAAGCTCGGCATTCGGAGCTAGGGATGAGTCTTTGTTTGCGCTTGGCGACTCGCGTTCCGCGAGCCGGCCGCCAAGCGTGCTAGAACTCAAACCTGACCTTGACCAGATCGAAGCGCTGGCACCCGAACGCGATGCGCTGTGGAAACGTCTCGAAGCCGCATCGTTCCTCACCACAGACGAGAAACGGGCTGCGGCGGGATATGCGAGTCTTTCTGATGCGCCCGGCGACTCTCCTTCGTCGATCCCCGCCTTCGCGGGGAGGCCGCCGGGCGCGAAGTATGCTCCAGACCAGCCGCGCGTTCCCGCAGGCCAATCCGGCGGCGGCCAATGGACGGATGGTGCTGGCGTCGGGTCAGGCTCAAATAATGGTCGCGTTCGTGTCGCTCAAGCCGATGGCGGAAGATCAGGATACCCGATCAACATACTGGAAGAAGATGAAGTCGGTGGGCATACATATGCCGAGCATGTTGGAAAGTCAGAAGAGTATCTGAAAGCACGGATCACCGGAAGTCGTTCCGGCGTTCCATATATCTTTGGCGTAGGGGAAAAACGGGCGGGTTCGTTCCCCTCTGTGGACGCGGCAAATAAGCTCGTTAATTCGACCGTAGGAGATCCTGAAAATGCTTCAAAAATCGAGATGTTCCGCGAGGCGAAATTCCCATTTTGGCTTCCGGAACTGCGGATCTTTAAGAGCTTTTCCTCGCCAACCGGAATTGAGGCTTATTCGCCCGATGATAGAACAATTCCGAAAATAAGATCTACATCTGGAGTAACGGTAAGATTGATAAGGACCGACAGGGTGCAGCGAGGCTACTACGTCGATTCAGCATGGCCAATGAATGAGGAGTGACACGTGCAGATCGATATACCCCCAGAATTTCGTAAGGCTTGCCGGAACCTAGGACAAGATCTTGCGCGCAAAACCCGAGCGATGAGCGTTGCTGACGCAAATACTCTCCTCGTCCAGACTGCGATTATCGGTATTGATAGGAATGAAGCGAAAGCAATACGTGAGTTCATCGATGACTTCCTTAATAAGGGACTCTCATCGAAACAGAGGGTAGACTTTTGGCGCGAAACGCCCTCAGAGATTTATTTCTATGACGGTGAGCACGTCGAAGGCTTCCTGAGATTGCTGGGCGCCAGACTGGTCCAGCCGCCATATCAGGAATCCTGATCCGAGCGCGGCGCGCTATGGAAACGGCTCTCTCTTAGTGGCGCCGAGCGCAAAATATAATGACGATCAAGCGCGCGTTCCCGCAGGCCAATCTGGCGGAGGGCAGTGGACGGATGGCGATCGCCTCGCGATGGCCAAGATCATCCAAGGTGCTGCCCGCTACCTTCTGCGCAACCCGAAGGTTCTGAAGCCGGCAGAAAAGACGCTTGAGGAATTGTTGAAGCCGGGTGGAAAAGAACTCGGTGTTCAAGCTGCCAAAGCGCGCCCAGGAATTCGCACTCTGGACAAAGACGATTTCGAAAAATTGAAGTCCGAAATCCTCGATGGCGCAAAGGAAATAGAGCCTCCACGTGGCTATGACGGAAAAGCGTACCAGCGGCCGGACGGCACAGAGATTGGGGTGCGCCGAAGTGTTGAGTATGGCGAGACGCTTGACGTATTGAAATCAGCCGACGAAACCATTCTCAAGAACGGCTACAAGGTTCATAAAAAATGATCGACGAACCACGAGATAAGGACACCGGGGAAACACTGAGCGAAGCTATATCCCAATACCCTGGAGAACTGGATCTTGACGCCGTTGGGATTTGGCAGATCGTGCCGGATGGACGCGTCGCTTTTGGGCTGTCCGGAGAAGCGCTCGCTGATTACGTCCGCCGCGCCATCTACGCGCTCTTGGATGCAGGAGCTGTGCCGGTGCGCCATATTCCCGGAAGTGGGTTTAATTGGACCCGTCAGACGCAGTACGGCTCGAGCCGAGAGGCAATTGCTGAAGCCATAATCACGGAATGGGAACCTGTTCCTTACGACTCCTATTCGATGATTGAGCGTTGCCCATGGTTTGCTAGGCCTAGGCCGAATAGTCCTAACTATGTGAAGATGGATTGACCTCGATCAGATTGAAGCGCTGGCACCCGAACGCGACGCGCTGTGGAAACGCCGAGCTTTTGATTGCGTCGAGCGACTCCGCTTCGCGTAGCCGGCCGCTCGGCGCGTAAGACGCCGCATCCTTCATCATCACCGACGAGAAACGCGCTGCGGCGGGATATGACGCGCTCGGCGGCCGGCTCGACGAAGGAGAGTCGCCGAGCGCAAAATATACAGAAGACCAGCCGCGCGTTCCCGCCGGTCAATCGGGCTGAGGGCAGTGGACGGATGGAGGTGGCGGCGCGAGCCGCATCTCCGACGGCCGCGTGCGTGTCGCGCAGGCCGGAGAGCGATCCGGATATCCGGTTGACATTCTAGAGGAGGATAAACTTGGCGGGCACACGCTTGAAAGACATGTGGGCAAATCCGAGCAGTATCTCAGAGCACGCGTTCTGGAGAGTAGAAAAAGTATTCCAGGGGTCGGCGAGTACGGCGAAAAACGAGCAGGATCTTTTACATCCGTGGAAGCGGCCAATAAATTGATAAACTCAGTTATTGCGGAGCCGCAGAATCAGCAAAAACTTAAGAGTTTTGGAGAGGGAAATCTCCTGTTTCTGCTGCCAAATCTATATTTGTATCCGACGAGTTCATTCAGGTCACCAACGGGCTATGAGGCATTCGCTCCTAACGGACGTTCCGAGCCCATTATAAGACCGACAAATAGCTTAGAGGTTCGCGTTCGGCGCACAGGCAATAATTCGAGGGGATGGTACATTTACTCGGCGTTTCCGCTGACGGAGGATTAAAAAATGAGCCAAATGGCGATGCCTGTTGAATTCAAACATATGGTTCGGCAGATCGGATACGATGTTGTTGAACAAGTGGGGTCGATGGATGGACTGGTTCCTTATGCATTGATTGGTGTTGAGCATCCACAGGCGGCAGTTGTGCGTCAATTTCTCCAATCGTTGCTTGCAAGGAAGCTCTCAGCCGAGGAAATGTCTGATTTCTGGTCGTCGACGCCATCTGGCGTTTATTTTACGGACGGCGAGCGTGTGCGAGATTTTCTTTCGTCACTGCTGAAGAGGCTGGAGCAGGAGCCATATCTTACCGGAAAGATCTGATTCAAACTCGATGTGCTCCGAAAACGCCTAGCTTTTGATTGCGCCGAGCGACTCCGCTTCGCGGAGCCGGCCGCTCGGCGCGCCGTAAAAATTTAGATCGCCAGTCTGGCGAAACTCATAACTTCAGTTCGCAAACCGACGGAGCGCACATGTACGCGACCGAACACTTTCTGCTGCCCGCTTCGCTGTCGAAGCGGAGCCGGGCATTGCCGTTCGAGGCGAAGTCGCTCGGCGACGGCGTGTTCGAAGGCTATGCGAGTCTCTTCAATCGCGAGGATCTGGGGCACGACGTCATTGCGCCAGGCGCGTTTCGCGAAAGCCTGCAGAGTCGCGGTGCGGCACGCATCAAGATGCTATTCCAGCATGATCCGGCCGAACCGATCGGCGTCTGGGATGAAATCCGCGAGGATGCGCGCGGGCTTTATGTGCGCGGCCGATTGATGACCGCCGTCGTGAAAGGGCGTGAGGTCCTCGCACTGATGCGGGCCGGTGCGCTCGATGGTTTGTCGATCGGGTTCAAGACGGTCAAGGCGCGTCGCGATGCGGCGAGCGGCGTGCGGCGTCTGGAAAAAATCGATCTTTGGGAAATATCCGTCGTCACCTTTCCGATGCTGCCCGGTGCGCGCGTCGAAAGCGTGAAGAGGCGGCCATTCGTGGCGATGACTCCGACGATGAGAGACTTTGAGCGCTGGCTTACGCGAGATGCTGGGCTGACGCGAACGGAAGCGCAGGCGGTTCTCCGCTCGGGCTTTCATGGACTGAAGGCCCTGCGGGATGCGCGCCGCTCAGTCGACGACGATGCCATGCTTGCTTCGCGGTTTCGCGAAGCCGCGCGGCTGATGCAGGCAATGTAAGTTCCATCTCCCTGCACGCGGGGAGAGGATTCAAACGTAAACAGGACATCACATGACCGATACGACTTCCCTCGAAACGAAGGGGGCGGGCGGAGAAACCGCGCGCGCCTTCGAAGAATTCATCGAAGCCTTCGAAGCCTTCAAGGAAACCAACGACCAGCGTCTCTCAGAGATCGAGCAGCGCGGCGCGTCCGACGTTCTCGTCGCCGAGAAGCTGGCGCGGATCGAGGAGACGCTCGACTCCACGAAGCGCGCCGCGGACAATCTGGCTCTGAAGTCGGCGCGGCCACATCTCGCAGGCGGTGCGTCGCCCGCGTCGCAACTCGCGCATAAAGCGGCCTTCGATGGCTACGTGCGCCGTGGCGACGCTTCGCGGATGGCACGGATCGAAGAAAAAGCCCTGTCGACCGGATCGGCTCCCGATGGCGGTTATCTTGTGCCGGCGGAAACGGAAGCTGCCGTCAATCGCGCGTTGAAGGCGATCTCGCCGATGCGCGCGATCTCGGGACTTCGCCAGGTCTCCGGTGCGGTCTACAATCGTCCGTTCGCGACGAGCGGAGTCGGTACCGGCTGGGTCGCCGAAACCGCGTCGCGCACGCAAACGTCGACGCCGACGCTCGCCAACCTGCAGTTCCCGACGATGGAGCTTTATGCGATGCCCGCCGCATCGCAATCTCTGCTCGACGATACGATCGTCAACATCGACGAGTGGCTGGCGGACGAAGTCCGCATCGCGTTCGCGGAGCAGGAGGGCACGGCCTTCGTCTCCGGCGATGGTTCGAACAAGCCGAAGGGCTTTCTCGCCTACGATACCGTCGCCAACGCTTCATGGGCGTGGGGCAAGATCGGGTTCGTTGCGACCGGCGCCGCGGGTGCGTTCCCGTCGACAGCGCCCGGCGATAAGCTGCTCGATCTCATCTACGCGACGAAGGCGCCTTATCGCGCCAACGGCACATTCATCATGAGCCGTTCGACGGTCGCGGCGGTGCGCAAGCTCAAGGACGGCGATGGCAACTATCTCTGGCAGCCGGCGAACGCGCCCGGCGAATGGCCGTCGCTGATGGGTTATCCCGTTGCCGAGAGCGAGGACATGCCGGCCATCGATAGCGCTTCGCTGTCGATCGCGTTCGGCGATTTCTCGCGCGGATATCTGATCGTCGATCGCGCTGGCATCCGTGTGCTGCGCGATCCCTACAGCGCCAAGCCCTACGTGCTCTTCTATACGACGAAGCGCGTCGGCGGCGGCGTGCAGGACTTTGACGCGATCAAGCTGCTGAAGTTCGCGGAGTAAGCAAACCCGCGTCCGGCGGCCGGCTCCCCGGGGGATAGTCGCCGGGCGCAATCAAAAAGTTTCGCGCGGGTTTCCCTCCCGCCCGCGTGGAAGTGTGCGGGGTCATCGCAGTGCGGTGATCTCGCATTTTTGTTTGCGCGTTGCGACTCCGCTTCGCGGAGCCGGCCGCAACGCGCGGCCTTGTCGCGCGGACGGAGCAACATCAGCACGCTCGGCGGCCGGCTCGCGGAACGCGAGTCGCCGAGCGCAAACAAATAAGGAAATGCAATGTCTCTCGTGATGACGAGCCCGCCTGCTGTCGAGCCGGTGACGGTCGCTGAAGCCAAGGCGCACATGCGCATCGATACCGATGCCGAAGACATATTGATTGGCAGCCTCGTTCTGACATCGCGACTGCACATCGAGACGGCGCTGTCTCTGGCGCTCATCACGCAGTCATGGAAGCTCACGCTCGATCGCTGGTCGAAGTCGCGCGAGATCGAGCTGCCGATCGCGCCGTTGCGCTCCGTCGGCGGCGTTCGTGTCATCGACGCCTCCGGACATGCGACGACCGTTTCGGATCAGAGTTATCTCGTCGACCTCGCCTCGCGGCCGCCGCGTCTCATCTGGAACAATAGCGTGCCGCCGCTGCCGGGCCGGGCCGCGAAGGGCATCGAAATCGATTTGACGGCGGGATTCGGAGATAGTGCGGCGAGTGTTCCCGCGCCGCTGAAGCACGCGATCCTGATGCTGGCCGCGCATTGGTACGAGCATCGCGATCCGCGCGAGATCGGACAAGACGGCGCGCGCATTCCGGATGCCGTGAGCGACCTCATCAATCCATTTCGGACGATTCGGCTATGAAGGCACCTGTCAAAGCCGGTGACCTCCGGCATCGCATTGTCATCGAGCGACCGGAACGAACGAGCGATGGCGCCGGAGGTTCGATAACGGAGTGGATAGCTGTCGCCGAAGTTTGGGCCGCGATCTGGTCGCGCAGCGCGGATGAAAATTTCACGCTGGATCGCGTGGCCGGAACGGCGACGCACGAC